GTTTCTGGAGACGCGCAAATTTCTGCGCCGGGAAATCTTCGCGATCCTGAAGGTGCCGGATGTGATGGCCGGCTTCACGGAAGATTTGAATGACGGCGGCGCGGGCGGTTCCCTGGACGCGCAGAAGAGCAGCTTCATCGAATCCACGGTCGGCAGCCTGTGCGCCAACATCGAAACCACCTTGCAGCCCATCGTCGCCACGTTTGGTGATGACCTGGTCGGCTGGTTCGACATTGATTCGCTGCCCATCATGCAGGCCGCGCGCCGCACACGCTGGGACACGGCCACCAAGATGTTCGGCATGGGTGTGCCGGTGGAAGACATCAACACCAACCTCGACCTCGGGTTGGCGGAACGGCCCTGGTATAAAAAAGGCTATCTGCCGTTTAATTTGCAGGAAGCCGGCGCACCGCCGGAACCGTTGCCATCGGAAGAGCTGCCGAAGCCTGAAGACGACGAAGACCAAGAGAAGGGCAATCCTTTTTCGCGGATGCTGAAATCGCTCAATGGCCTGAAGGCTTTGCCCGCGCCGCCGGTAGTCAAGTCGCCGGAACCGGCGGCGCTCTGGCGCAAGCGCATGGCGTTCCGCAAAGCGCACGTCAATCTGTTCACCAGCAAAGTTGGCAAGGTGCTGATGACCTTCCGCAAAAAGACGCTCGCCAAGTTGGATGAAGTCCACCTGGAGAAATCTGCCGGGCGTTTGCAATGGGAAGCAAAGGGTCTGGTCGATCTCATATTTGACCAGCATGCCTTCGGCTCCGCGCTGCTTAATGAATTGACGCCGCCCATCGCGGCCGTGTTGCAGGCCGCTGGCGACAACATGAACGAGGAGCTGGGCGTGGACGATCCGTGGAAATATCCGTCCAAGGCGCAATTGGAATATCTCGCCGGGCGCAAGCAAGCCATCCAGGGCTGCGGCGCGACCGTGCGCGACCAGGTCAACACCACGCTCGTCGAGGGCATGGAGGAGGGCGAGACCCATCTCCAGCTCGCGGCCCGCGTCAAGTCGGTCTTCACCGATCTGGCGAATGACGAGGCCAAACGGATCGCGCGCACGGAAGTCAACATGGCGAGCTGCAACGGCAGCTTCCAGGCGATGACCGATGCCGGCATTGAATACAAGTCCTGGCTCGGTAGTCACGGCCCGCATGCGCGCCAGAACCATCAGGACGTGGAGGACGCCACCATCGAGGAGCCGATCCCCGTGGACGAACCGTTTGAAGTCGATGGCGAGGACGGCCCGGAGCAGATGATGTATCCGCTCGACGATTCCCTGAGCGCGAGCGCCGGCAACATCATCAACTGCCAATGCGATGTGCTGGCAGCGGAGAAACAATCCGAGGATGAGAAATCCGTCACCTTCAAAATCTTCGGCGTCGGCCTGATGACGTTCAAAAAGAAATGAAACCGGAAGGCGATGACGAACAAGACGAAGAAATTTGGAACGATGAAGATTGAAATATGAAAACCCTGATCGAACTGCAAACAACTTTTGGCGCGCGCGCGCTGGAACTTTACACCGGTGTCGCCGGCCTGCGTGGCGGGATGCACTTTGAAATTCGCGCCGTGGCGGACGGCGACGGCGAATTCGATCTCGACTTCATTGGGAGCGACAATTCGATGGACCGCTACAACGAGGTGATCGAACCGACCGCATGGGGCGACATGAAGAATTTCCGTGCCAACCCGGTCATTCCCGACTGCCACGATTATTCCAGCGTGGCCAAGATTCTCGCCCGCGCCAAGTCCGTGGCCGTCGTCAACGGCAAACTCTGCAACCGCTGCACGTTTGCCATGGACAACCCCCTCGGCGCGATGGCCTTCAAGCTGGCGAAGGGCAAGTTTATCAACTCGCAGAGCGTCGGCTTCATTCCAGAAGAATGGACCAACGGCAACGCGGCCGGTCAGCCGGATCGCACCTATACCAAGTGCGAGCTGCTGGAGATATCGCTCGTGGTGGTCCCGGCCAATCCGGGCGCGACCGTGGGCCTCGCTTTAAAATCCGGCGCGCTCCAGCGCTCCGACGTGCTCGCCGCCGCCAAGTTCCTGGGCGGCCTCGTGGGCAAAGAATTTTCCGACAGCAAACCATGTTCCGGCGGCCCAGGTGGCGCGTCTGCCACCGGAAACGAAGATGCGCGGTTGTTGGGGATGGCACGGTCGCTGAACAGCGTGCTTAATAAATAAATTCGGCATCAACCATCAACACACCAAAAAATTAAATATGAAAAAGTTCCTGAAAAATTATCGCCACCTGACCGCGCTCGCCGCCGTCATGGTCGGCGCGTTCGCCCTGGCCAAGCTGGGACTGCCGCCGGGCATCGCCTGCCTGCTGGTGATCCTTTACCAGCTCGTGCAGTTCGCGCAGAGCAAGGGCTACCGGCGCGGCCGGGTCTGCATCGCGGCGCTGACCGAAGAGCAAATCAAGGAATTTGAAACGGCCACGAAGGCGGCGAGCAAATTCATCGCCGACAACGATGTCCTGTTCAAGGGCCTCGCCGACAAAGAAAACGGTCTCGAAGCGCTGCGCAAGATTCCCGCGCTGATGTCCACCGAGGCCAAGCGCGTGGATGAAATCCAGGCGGAAGTGAAAAAGCTGCGCAAGCATATGGCCAGCGCCCAGCATTTCACCGGCGTCAAATGGATCGGCAACGTCCCGTTTGTCACCGACGACTGCGCGAAGGCGCTCTCGGCGAACCTCTGCCTGCAATACGCCGCGCTCAATGACGAGAGCCGGATGCTGGCGATCAATAAAGACCCCAAGACGCACAAGCGGCTGGTGGAACTTTCCCGCGAATATCTCGGCATGGCGGAACAGAAAGCCGGCGGCGCACTTTCGCCGACCGACATCCCGCTCCCGACGATCTATATGCCCCAGGTGATTGAGCTGGTGTTCGCCTACGGTCAGGCCCGCCAGTTCGCCACGGTGTTCCCGCTCGGCGCGGGCACGGTCAAGCTCCCGCGCCTGCTCGCGGGTGAAGACGACTTCGGCTTCCTCGGTGTCGGCACGGCCGGCATGAGCGCCGCCATCGCCCAGAAGGAAGTTGAGGCGGTCCTTGTCACCTTCACGGCCAACAAATGCGGCGGCATCATCCGCATCCCGACCGAACTCGAAGAGGACACGTTCATCGCGCTGGGCCAGTTCCTCGCGCGCTATATCGCCCGCCAACTCGCGAAGCTGGAAGACAAGACGATGTTCATTGCGGACGGTTCCGGCACCTTCGCCAACATCACCGGCATCGCCACCTACTGCGCGAACAATCCGGCGTATCAGCTCAAGCCGGTCGCCGGCAACACCGTGGTGACGGATTTGAACATCGGCCACTTCCGGGCGCTCCGCGCCTTGGTGAATCCGGCCGTGCTGGCCAACATGGCCGCCCAAGGCCAGGTCGCGGCGGCCTATTACATGCATCCGACGCTCGAAAGTTTGCTGGTGACGTTCAACACGATTGGCGCTCCGCTGATTTACAAGCCGGCCCAGAACGGCCAGCCCGCCACGCTGGACGGCTGGCCCATCCGCTGGATCGGGGTCAGCGCCGCCAACACCGGCAACGCCCAGCCCAACGCCGCCGTGGCCTTCTTCGGCGACTTGAGCTTCTGGTATCTCGGCGAGCGCGGCGCTCCCCGCGTGGAAGTCAGCCGGGAAGTCTTCTTCACGACGGACGAACTCGCGATGCGCGCGCTGGAACGCATCGATGTCGAGGCCATGGCCGTGGACGCGATGGCGACCTTGCAGTTGCCCGCCGCCTAAACCCTGTGGGCGCGGGCTTAGTCAGCCCGCGCCCGAAACCTCATCAACCAAATAAATCTAAATATTATGGCCAAAGAAAAAAACGAAGCGGGCTTGAGCATGGCTCCTGATCCCCTTCCAAAAATCGGTGACGCGGTGAACTATGTTCAGCCGCACTCCAAGAAGATCGTCGAGGTCAAGGTCGCCTTTGTTCATCCCGAACATGATGGCCGGCTGCTGACCCTCGAAGTTCCGGGCGAGAAAAAGGACAAGGATGGCGACAAGGTTGTCACCCTCGAAAAAGTCAACGTGTCCTACCGGCCGAAGGAAAAGCTCGCGGGCAACACCTGGCATCTGGCGCTCCTCGCGCTGTTGTTGTCGCTGGCGTTCTCCGTGCGCGCCGGCATCCCGAGCTATCACACGTTCAGCGCCGCTGGGAACGCCGCCAACCCGGCGACGGTCATCCTGCCGGCCGATCCGAATTCGCAGATTCGGATCGTGTCTGTGTTCTACGCGTCCGACACCAATGCCGGCGCGCTGCAACTGAGCAGCGGCACCACGGCCTACTCACTGATCGCGAGCAATCTCACGACTAGCAGCATCACCAACGTCATCACGGCCACGAACGGCTTGTCGGCCGGCGCGGTGCTGGTTCTCCAGCATGGCGGCGTGGACTACACCAACAGCGTGGTGTCGTTTGGCAACACCGGCACGAACGGCCTGAATAACCTCACCAACACGGCCACGACGTGGGGTGTTTATGGCACCGGGTCGGTCGGCTATCCGGCCACGAACCTGAACTATGTGGTCACCGGCAGCGGCGGCTTCGGGGTCTCGGCGTTCGCGGGCGAT